TGCTATACTTTCGTGCTCTTTTTTTATAGCATAAAATCTATACTGAATTTCCCTTTCTGTTAGATTTATTGATTTACTAGTAAGAGCAATTCCATCATAAAATATGCCATTTTTCCAAACATGATTGATTTTTCGTTCGTATTGATTGTGATGATTTACATAAAAATTCCAATCAAAATTATCATTTACAATAATATCGCTAGGTTGTATAAAAAATAAATCTCTATCACATGATTTATATGCCTTTGTATAATCATCATAATTGTCTATTTTATACACTGGATACGGTTTTGGATCACTTGCAACAATGTCCCATTCTTTTTTGTTGACATAAAATCTACTTTCAACTTCTTTTTCTGTTGCTAGTGATTTTTTACTAAACAATACTACTCCGTCTCTATGGATATCATTGTAAAAGATATGATTTATATTTCTATCGTAAGAATTGTAATGAGCAAAATATAGGTCAAACTCAAATCCGTCTCTCACATTAACATCACTAGGCACGCCCCAAAACATGTTAGACTTGCTGCTATACAATGCAGTTGTATAATCTTCATAACTATCTATTGTAAATCTGTCATACTTTTTTGGCACACTTGCAACAATATCTACTTCTTTCTTGTTAACATAGAATCTATTCTCAATTTCTTTTTCTGTAACTTCTTCAAATTTGTTGAACAGCACCACGCCGTCTCTATGCTCGCCATTTAAGAAAACGTAATTTGTTCTTCTGTCTATTTCGTCTTTGTTAAGTTCTTCGTCCCATGCAAAGTCTTCGTTAACCGATACATCATCCGGAATACTCCAGAACATATCTGTGGATGTATCTTTCATTGCATTAAGGTAATCTTCGTAGCTGTTAATAGTAAATCGATCAAAAGGCTTAGGGTTACTTACTTGTAAATCGTGCTCAATTCGTGATGCGATAAATTTATATTTTATTTCTTTTTCTGAAACAGGACTATTTTTACTGTATAATACCACTCCATCAAAACGTGTTCCGTTTTTGTAAACATGATTTTGATTTCTATATGATTTATCATGGTGACTAATATACGTTTCAAAAATATTTTGATTTACAATATCTATACAGTCCGGTATTCCCCAAAACATTGTAGAGTGTGAATACTTGCAGGCATGCAGATAATCATCATAATTGTTGATCTTGAATACATCATATGGTTTAGGATCACTTGCTATTATGCGTATCTCTTTTTTATTTGCATAAAATCTATGCTCTAATTCTTTTTCAGTTATTTTGTAATTTTTTGGACACAAGATAATACCGTCTAGCTGATCTAAGTCTCCATTTCCAAATGTATGCACATAGTCTAAACTCCAATCATCTGGCACATAAGAAAATTTAAATGTATTTCTAGGTATAGTATCATTCCATATTACCCAGAACATATCTGTAAAAGAACGTTGTTGAGCATCATAAAATGTATCAACTATTTGAACATTTTCTATATTGTCTATTGCCCATTGTTTTTGATCAACATCGTCGCTGATCAAAAATATATCAAACTTTTCTTTGCCAAAGTAGGGATCATACTGTCCGCAAATGTAATTGTGCAGTTTGTCTTTGTATTTGCCTTGTTGTGTAGGAATTAGCTTTACTTTATCTACACTAATAACCTTGTTGCTATTTTTGTATACATAAGGAAATTTGTGTATATTCATTTCAGTAGTTTCTTTAGGTTTGAAATACCAAGGAAATGTATCAAATGTTTTAATATTTGAATCTACTAACCAAACATATTCGTAATTGCTATATTGATCACTTTCCCAAATTTGTTTATAATTATTTGTATCCTCTGTATACACCACAGGAAATTTATCTAAAATATGATTTTTTAAATAGTCTTGTCCATTAAAAATATGACTGCCGTAACGTTCAAATTTGTCTATAGCTCTCATAATGTATTAGCCTTTATTCCTATATGTGCCATCTGCATACTTACATCTGCATCAATCCAAATTTGTATATCATTGTCGTATGCTTGGTTGCAAAAATATATATCCTCTCCACTGAAATTATCAGTGTCTTTATTATACTGATGTGCAAACCACGGTTTTGGTATTTTTGAAAATACCTCTGCTTTGGTCATCATACAACCCATACCAACTGCCCAAACTTTGTGCATACCTGATGTTGCATTTAACCTTTCCTCAATGTTATTAGGATTTGTAAATGCAACAGATTGATAAGGACTGTATCGTGTGCTGTAATTAGCTGCTACAATATCCTTATTGTGTCGTAAGAATTTATCTGCAACAGTGGGCGGAAAATGTAAATCAGTATCTAGCCAAAGCATATGGGTAGCATTTGCATCTAATGCTTCATTTGCTAACCTAGTTCTAGATTCCGAAATCACGCTGCTGGATACAATATGCAACTCGTAATCTATATTTTTCTCAGTAAGTTTACCAGTGAGATATGCAAGACTACGTGCAAATACAGTATGAACCTGATCCCGTGCAGGAATACATATACTTAATTTCATTAAAGTGTTGGTGCTGTCTCTTGATTAAGTTCTTTTTCTGCTTCTACAGTTAACGTGTTCATGCTGCGGGCTGATGTAGTTGCAACTTTCACTGCTTTTTGAAAATCTTCTTCTCCGAGATTGGCCATGGCTAACATGTTTTCAGGCTGCACCTTTCCTAATGTTAAAAGATCAGCACCTGCGGCTCTACCAAATTTTTGAATCCAGTGATGACTGTCATCATCTTCTGGAATATCCATAGCATCAATAGCTGCGGTTGCTTCAGTTTTTAAAGTTTCCTCTAAAGACAAAGATTCTAAAGCAAATTTCTTACGTGCTTTTGTATAGTGTTCAGCCAAGTCTACGTTTAAGACTTCGTATAGTGTTTTCATAGTATACTCCTATTATGTTGCTGGGAAATAATAACCGCCAAAGCTAGCGCTCATAGATATGGTATTACCATTGGAAATGCCAATAAATGGGCCCAACGTGCCTCCTAAGTTGATAGGGGTGGTCGAAGATCCAAAATAATTGCGGATCTGACTCATTGTAATTGTGCTTCCGGTTGGAGGTAATGCCATTATATTCCCGTTTCTTATTTAATATGCTAACACACTATTTAAAATATGTCAAGAAAGATAGCCGGCAAATCCGGCTATCGTCTTATTTATCGAGTAGTTTTTTAACCATCTCCTTGAGTTCATCTATTTCATTTTGTTGTTCTTTAATTGCTTCAATTAACAACGGAACCATTTTTTCATACTTAACAGTTAAATAATTTTCACCGCTTATGCTATGACGTTCCATTTCTCCTGTATCGTCATTTACTTCATAACGTGTATCAAACGGAGCGTATGCTACAGCCTGCGGTAATACTTTTTGCACTTCTTGTGCTATAACACCTGCATCTCTAGTCTTGTTATCTGGTTCAAATCCTAGCTCATCTATAACTGGCTTCCAATCAAAATATAATCCATTTAAAGATTTGACTTTGTCTAAAGCGTTTTCTATTGGTGCAAAGTTTTCTTTAAGACGTTCATCTGATGAGTAAGCAGTTACTTCGCCTGTTGCTGTTAAATTTCCAGTAACAGCAACACTGCCTGTGGTAATAGTCATTTTTGTGTTTAAACTTACAGCCACACCATTTGAGGTGCTGTTACCAACTTCAAAAGTCATAGTTTGAGTGCTGCTATCAACACTTGACTCAATCCTAGCACTTGAACCATTTATATCAGGAACACCACTGTCGTGGTTGAAACAAAGGTTAGCATTACCATACCCATCATTGGTTGTCATTGCAACACTACCTGTGCCTCTACCTGCTTCAATTTTGGTTCCACTGGTGCTGTATCTACCACTTGCACTATCGTTATCAGCATTGCTACGCAAGAACGCTGTGCTGTCTAATCCGTCTAGTGTGTTTGCATCGTCAGCACTAATACCTGTTAGACCACTACCGTCTCCAGTGAACACATTGCCTGTGATATTACCACTGATGTTGATAGCACCAGATCCACTAAGTGTTCCTGAGAAACTGTCATTTGTATCACTGCGCAAGAACGACCCACTGCCTAGGTTATCAAACAAATCTGCATTAAGACCGGAACCTGGTCCGTCATTACCAGCATGCCAAATTGTGTTTCCTTGCCATGTGAATGTAGTGCGATTCATGTTCAGCCACTGTGTAAATGTGCCGCCTCGGTCGGTATTATCATAATCGCCAAATTCGATAGCTTCTGTTCCAGTATCGTCCGAGGTTGATATTCTTAACTTTCCGGCATTACTTCCGCCCATCCATTCAATGTGCGCATCGTCACTGCCCGCCGGCCCTGGTCCAAATCTAATACTGTTTGAACTTGCAGTTGATGTGTTGTTGAACTGTAGTTGTCCGGTCATTACATCGCCACCAACAGCTACAAACCCTGTGCTGTCAATACCATCTAATGTTTCAGCATCTACGTTTGTAAGTCCACTACCGTTACCTGTAAATGTGCTTGTGCCAATATTGATGTTGCCAAATCCGCTTGTAATGCTACCTTGGTTTAATGCGCCTGTTCCAGTTAAGTTACTGTAAATACCTGTTATTCTACCATTTGGCACAGTTCCACTATCTAGGTTACTTGCATTTAAGTTGTCAATTCCGCTTCCGTTTGCTGTGTTCAAACTACCAGCATATAATGCACCTGCTACGCCCATACCACCGCTGACACGTATAGCACCTGTTGTAGTTGATGTGGCAGAGCTTGTATCACTGAACGTTTTTATTCCAGACATAGTTTGATTTCCGCCTAGTCTAGAACCTGAAACAGTTCCTGAAGTAAGCTGACTTGCATTAAGTGTGGTTAACCCACTTCCGCTACCTGTAAAGACACTGGTGCCAATATCTATATTGCCAAATCCGCTTGATATACTACCAGAGTCTAGCACGCCTACAGTTGTCATTGCACTGGTTTGTAAGCTACTGTTTATAATATTCGCACCTAGTGTGGTTGCATTTAAAACGCTTGTGTTTGCAATTCTAAATTCTTTGTTGGCTGCTGCATTAACATGTTCGCTAAAGTCCCAACTATCATTTGCATTACTCCAAGTAATAGTGTGATCAGTTGCACCTTTTAGTGTTATACCGCCACCGTTTGCAGTTGCATCTGTAGGAGAAGCCACAGTGCCTAATTCAATATTTTTATCGTCTACTTGCAAAGTGGTTGAATTGATGGTTGTGGTTGTGCCATCAATTTGTAAATCACCAGTGACTGTCAAATCGCCTGCTATCTGTGTGTTACCAGTTGCCCAATCCATTATGACTTTATTAATGCTATCACCAAATCTAAAATCACCGTCCTGATCAATTTGTAATCTTTGCACATTTGCTGTGTAGAAATCTAAATCATCATTATCTGCTCCTGCACTAGTTTCTGCAATGATGTATGTGTCTTGATCGCCATCTCTTACACCACCTAATGGTGCCCATGCAGTTCCATCGTATCCTTCAAAACCAACGGTTTCTGTGTTGAAACGAGCATCGCCTGCTGCTGGTGGAGATGTCCTTGCTGCTGTGTTACCAGCAGGTAATTTAATAGCACCACTACTTGAGAAGTTTGTATATCCTGTTACTTCTGTAACGCCGCCGGCATTGACCCTAATTCTAACTTGTGATGTATTTTTTGTATCTCCAGAAGAACCTATATCACCAGTAGAAATTACAACATCTCCTCCGGTTGCAGATCCTGTTCCTAAACCCCCTTGTATTGTAAGGTCGCCGCCTTCTACATTGGTTCCTAGTCCGTCTACACCTTTTATAATACCGTCATTAGGAGTTGCACTTGTTTCTGCTTGTCCAATAACAATACTTTCGTTACGCAGTATCAAATTTCCATTGATTGTAGCAGTTCCAGCTGGCACATCAAGTGGATCTGCTGTAACAAGATCATCTGTTCTAATAGTAAACGATGTTGCAGTATCTGTAGCACCGCTTACTGGCCATGTTCCGTCTAAGTTAGTTACTCCACTACTGCCAATATTGATTCTGTCTCCAGGATTTATACCTAGTGTATAAGGAGTATATGTAAATGCTAATGTTGTGCCAGACAATATTGATCCGGTGGTTGCCACGCTTAAATAAATCGCATCGTCTGTAACACCACTAACTGTTGTATTTGCAGGAATACTTGCACTGCCGGTAACAATCATTCCAGCTAATATACCTGTGGTATCTGCCATAACAATTTCTTTATCACCGTTTTGTGCTACATCTGCTGCGTTTTGATTTATTGTTTCTAAATTTACTACGACATCTCTCGATATTGTTGCTTCATAGCTAGCAATAAACGTAAATAAATTTCTTGAACCAGATGCACTGCCGATTGAAATGTTTGTTGCATCTCCGCCAATTTCTAAACTGGTTACATTTGTATTATACAGTCTACCAGCGCCGGTGCTTGACGATGTAAGTGATGCAGATCCAACATCTAATCCTTCAGCAAGATCAAGTGCTGTTCCCCACTCTGGTTCTGTGCCATTTGACCTTAAGAAAGTATTTTGTCTTCCAATTTGTAATTCATTTAGTGTAGAAGCAGATTGTGCATATAGTATAGCACCAATAGAATATGTGCCAATGCCTGTTCCGCCTCTTGTTACTGGCACTAAGCTAGTCAAGTTTGCGGGGTTTAGGAAGTAAGCACTATCCAAGCTGTCTAATGTGCCGGCATCAACAACTCCATCTTTAATGAATACTTCGCCGCTACCATCTGTGTTTACATCAAATTGTGTCTGTAAGAACCTACTTGTTCCTAGTGTAGAAAATGTTCCTAGTGGATCATAATCGGCATTAGCAATACCAATGTTAACTGGATCACCGTAAAACTCTCCACTTAAACTAGATCCTGTAAGTGTGATTGGATTGTCTGTTGTCGTTGCAACTTTCAAACTTTGGACCACAGTAGCATATGCACTGTCACCTCTTAGGAAGCTGTCTGAGTTTGGCACACCACTGGAACCAAGTCTACTTGGAGATATTGTTCCAGAAATAATATTTTCTGCGTCAATGTTTGTAACAGCAAGAGTGTTCCAGTTTGCAATCAATCTGCTTGAAGTGTTGATAACACTTTCAACTTGAACATTGTTAACAATAACCTCTGCACTACCTGTTCCTGTAGTGGTAATGTCTTGCGCATTTGTAACCAAATCGTTGATACTGCTTAATGCGTCTGAACGCAGTGCATGAAGTGTAAATGAGTTGGTTGTTACCGATCCAACAAAGAACCTTGAGCCACTATCTACTGGTCCACCAGCACCTCCGGTGCTAAACAATTCATTTGATGTAGAACCATCTGACAATGACTCGATACGTATTGCATCGCCTGTTGTTAATCCGTGGTTTTCTACAATTACACTGTTGTCAGTAATGTTAATTGTCTGACGAGTAATATTATGATTGTTGTTAGCAGGCGTGCTTGTAAATTCAACTTGGTTAAGCAGCGCAAATCCTTCATACAATTCGATAGTGTTTGCATCAATTACTTTTACATAATAAACTTGTTCGTTTAGCAATCCGCCAATCGGAACATTGCCTAGTGTGTCGTAAAATACAGGATCGCCGTTACCAAAACCGTGGTTTGTTATTGTTATCCTATATGTAGTATAATTTACAGCACCTCCACCGCTTGTGTCACCTGCTAAAAAGTTGTGTGTAATTACATCATCTTGATTTATATCTTTTGATGTTGCAACAGCAGTGTTGTCTTCAACAAAGTCTAATGATGATGCACTAGCGACAAATAGTTCACCGCCTAAAATGTTTACATATGCACGTTTTTCAATAGATGTTACTTCAATTTCAAAACCACTACCTGTGCCACCAACATCGCTAGCATTTACTTCTAGTAAATCACCAACCGCATAGCCGGTGCCACCTCTTGAAACATCAACATCTGTTACCTGTCCTGCTGTGACTGTGATGTTTGCTTTAGCACCTGTTCCCGATCCTGTTTTGGCTTGTAAAGGCACTGATTCGTAAACTAAATTTCCTAACACAGGAGTATATCCGCTACCGCCTACGATATTTGCGTTGTCTACGTTTACAGCAATACCGCTGCGGAATTCTGTTACAGCACCTTGAGCATTACCGTCTGCAGAGGTAACAATAGTTCTAACTGTTCCTGTTGCTGCTGCACTTGCTTTTGTAGGATCAGCACTGTCTACGTTAGTATACGTAAATGTTGTAGAACTAGGAACACTCAACACAAGTCCATTTTCGTTGTAAGTTTCATCTGTTGTGTTCAAAATTTGAACTGTATTGCCTACTTGTAAATTGTGAGCTGCACTGGTAGTTACAGTAGCAACATCGCTGTTACGTTCAGCAAATGTCAAACTACATGTATCATCTACTGTAAACGTATAATTTTGAGTTGGGTCTAATACCAAGAACTGGCTTGAATTTGAACTACGTAGGAACCAGTTGTCAACAATCTCTGTGCTTGGTCCTTTTGAGTTAATACTTACACCGGAATCTACGCCATTGACAAATATATTTCCTGAGCTTGTCTCCCATGGGTCGCCAGTTGAATCATCTGTGTCGTCCCATGCACCTCCAATTGTTACAACAATTACATTTCCGCTTAAAGCATAATTACCTTTTGCATATCCTATGGCACCTGTTACACCAGGTTGTGTAATAGTATCACCGTCGGATGCATTGAATGTATTAGCTGATAATGTAAGTTCGACTTGCTCATAGTTTTCTGTAGCAATATCACCAGCTTTCAAATCAATAGCAGGAATATCATCTACTTGTTCTAATCTTGATTGGTAACCATTTGTGTTTGTGTTTGTAAACTGTCTTGTGGCAGGAATCAAATCAGGGTTGAGCTGACCGTTAACGTTCAACTGAACAATAGCACCTGGAACAGCCGCAGTAGATACAGTTTTGTCAACAAAGCCGCCTAGCCTGTTTGAAATAAAGCTTCTAACTGCTAACTGTGTTGACAATCTGCCATCACTTGGTCCACCAATTTCATCGTCGCCCAAGTTAACACTGGTTGAAATTTCTTCAATAGCAACATCTGACAAGCTAAGTCTCAAAGCATCAAGTTCGTCCACCTGCACTTTGTTTCTAAATGTAATGTTACCAGTTCTGTTGAACGCTGTAATAAAGTCACCAACTTTAAAGTCACCAAGTTCGTTTGTTCCTGATGAATAAACACGTCCTGGTAATTCTTCAAACTGTTCATATTCTGATCTTGTGTTACCACCGTTTTGTGGTAGAGCGTTATAGTCTGTTCCTGAACCTGCGTATTCCCAAGTATGTGCAGATGAGTTGACAACAGAAGGTCTGTGGAACCAGCACTGTGTTTCTGGCAAGTTAGGCAAGTTTGTCAAGCTAGAACTACCGTCAGTAGCAGTTACACTAAATGTTGCAGTGCCTAATCCTAACTTTGTAGCTGCTTCGTTTACGCCAATTGTTGTATTAGGCGAAGCAGCATGATCTGAATCGATTGTGCTGGTTTCGTCAAATTGAATACGTAACAAGCTCTGTCCAACCGCAACTTCTTCAATACTGACAATAAGTCTACGAATTCTTGGTTCCCAGCTGTAAACAATAGCACTGTTATTATTAGAACCAGTTGTGCCTGTGATAGCCCTTCCTGGAACAAATTCAAATGTTTCTGAACCTGATTCAAGTTCAAGTGTTTGATATGTTGTATGCGAGCTTAAAATTTCTTCTACAAAAAATTCAATGACGTCTGAGAAAAACTTGTGTGTTCCTGTGCTTGCAGCAATAATGTTAACATTAAAATCCAAACTATCGTCAAACGCTAGTGTAAATTCATCTTCGCTTAACAGTTTGATGTAGTATTGCTGTTCGTCGTCAAGTCCTTGAATTACTGCATTACCATTTGGATCGTAAATAACTTTTTGACCGTTTGTAAATCCGTGTCCTGTAATTGTAAATATATTTGTTGTTGCATTTACTTCTGTAGCAGCATTGAAAGTAGTCTCAGTTGGTGTTGTTTTGAAGTTGTTTGTTACATCGCCTTCTGAACTAACTTCAGTTGGATCTGGTAAATCATCAGGATCGTTTATAATAGTTGTAACAATATCAAATCTAGATCCTACAAAGTTTTGCACTGCTGCTGATAAACTTGAAATATATGTTATTGCTTCTGTTTTAGCATAATCTATTGCTGCAATTGTTTGTAATTCTTGCCCACTAATACTAATACGTGAACTGTCTTGCAAGTTTTGGGTGTAGTAGGCTAAACCAGCACTACGTGAATATCTGTTACCAGTATCCCATGTATCTTTTGCAGCCGCTTCGACAATAAGTTGTGTGTCTCTGTTACACTTTGATTCATCATATGTAAATCCATACCAAATGTTAGCCTGTATCTGTTCGTTTATATACTGTGTAACATTTTGTGATATGTTTATTCTGCCTTCTTCGTCTAGTTCATAAAACGCAGTTTGTAAACTTGCAGATGTCCACGAAATATCTGGTTCTATTACTGTTACTGGCGTTGCGCCTACACTGCCAATAAAATCTCTTATTTCCTGTATTCTGTTTTCTGCATATGTAGCAGCGCCAGCACTACCTGCATCTGCACTTGTGTCTTGTGTTTCTGCATTTCCTGCACTGACACTTACTGCTGTTTCAACAATAACCTGTGATACAACTTCTTTAAGTCTGCCATATGCAGCTACAGTTTCTTCTTGTTGTCCTGTTCCATATTGTGCAGTGCCGTCAATAAAGTAAGCATCAGCTGCAATTTTTGTTTGTAAATTACCGCCATATGTCAAATCATATAACAATGCATCAACAATTAACTTACTATCTCTTAAACACTTTGCTTCGTTGTAAACAAATCCAATAGCAAACGGTTCAATGTCACCTGCAATTTGTGTATTAATCCACGCATTTACTTCAGCAGCAATAAAATCTTTGTTGTTGATCAATTGTGTTACAGCATTAGCAAATCCGCTGTCACTAGCATTGTCACTTCCGCCTGTTGGCGTTGGTCTTGAATATGCTGCTGCAACACTGTCACCTGGCACAGTATTAGCATCACCATTGGTAATAATATCTATTATTTCATCCCATAGAGCATTTGCTCTAGAAGTTGCTGTAGCATCAGTGATATAATTTGCGGTAAATGTTTTTGCTTGGCCAAATGCAGCAATGTGTTGATCTTTTTGATCTGCAAAGTTTGAGAAGCTACCGCTAAAGTATCTGAGTGCAGCACTTACACTTCTATGATTACTATCAAATAAAAGGTCATATCTTATTGCGTCTAATAATAATTGGACATCTCTACGACATTTAGCTTCATTGTATGTGAATCCGGCCCATATACTTGGTGTTGCTGCTGCAATCTGGTTGTTGATATATGTTACAGTATCGTCAGCAATAAGATCTTTATTCAAAAGTAATAAATCATGCGCTGTTTTATTATCTGATTCTCTAAAACGTAGAACAAATTCTTCAACAGGTGCATCACGATTGATACCTACAATACTAACTGTTTGCTTACCTTCACTGCTACCAGTTGCTGTAACAAAACTTCTGTCAAATTGGAATGCCTTAGGTGAGAAACCGCTACTTCTTAGTGCATATAAACCAAAGTTTGTAGCAGAGTTGGTAATTGAACAATATCCACCTGATTGACAGTAAACACCGTTGAGTAGGAAGATTTCAAAACAAGACACGATCTGTGCATATGCATCGTTGGTTAGGCGCCATGCTGTTCCGCCAAATGACAAAATAGTAAAGGCGTTAGCAACCATTGACTTACCTTGTTCAGGTATAGCACCAATTACTGGATTTTCAGCTTCGATACCAAACAAAGGAACGTTGGGCGATTCAACTTTACTACCGTCAATCTTTGCACCGTTCATACCTAAGAATGAAATAATCGAACAGTTCTGTATATAGGGCGAAGTAGTAATTGTTGGTCTAGTGTCAGGTAAGTTTGTATAATCTGCACGGTCTGTAATAACTGTATCAAACGGATCATCAAATGCCACAGCATAGTCTGCTGTAATAGTCGGAACATTGTTACTATCAATGCCGTCACGGAATGTAAATTCACCAAAATAACATGCGTTACGAACACGTAGCATGTCCAAGTTAGCATTTGCAGGACGGATAATACAACCACGCAAACCGTCACCTTTGATAACTGTGTTATCTGGAACAATAACTGGGTTTTGTTCTGTGTAGTCACCAACCGCAACTTTGATGTTAACACGTTTAAAGTTAATTGTGCCGTCTGCATTGTAAACCAACCCGGAAGCAATTTGGCAGGCTCTCTTAACAGTTTTTACCGGAGCGCTCTGTCCATCATTGGCGTCATCACCTTGTTCTTGCGAAACATAAACTACGTTACCACCAAAAATGTCTGAGTCTTGGAAAAATAATTGTCCGTTGCCGTCAGTGGCTAAAATTTGACCTACAGAACCACGTGACGGAGGCAATGTCATTGTGTAACCTGAGTCTAGAACATCTGGTGCTTTCAGTCCTACACCATCATCTCCAGATGCTGTAAGTTCTTTAAATGTGACAGTTTTTGCATTTTCAATATCAAGATCGTTGAACAAGTTCATACCTGCTGCTGTAAATTGAGCAGTGTCTTGTTCGTTTACCCTAATATTAATTTCTGCTGCTGCGCTATCTCCTTGATCGTCGATGGTAATTTCTGTATCGCCGTCAAATATACGGCGTGTTATGTCTTGCACAGTTGAATCATCACGCAGTAAGAATACTTTACCGTCTGCTGTGTTGATTGCTAATTCACCTGAATCTAATTGAGATACTAGGGGTTGTTTACCCGCGACCGCACTTCGCTTGTGTCTAATCTTTGTTGCCATTTGCAACTGCCTCCTATTTAGGTCTGGGTCAGGTCTATGTAGACGCCCGTTTTTATACGATAGAAATCGTTATAATGTTATTTATCATAGGAGTAAAAGTGGCAGCTTTTTAGAAGCTACCACCATCAATTGTATCAGTCCATATTGGAGTGCTATCGGCATCACTTGTTACAGTGAGTATTTGAAAACTGTCTGTTGCATCAGCGCTACCTGCTGCTGCTGTAACTTTTAAAGGGTTAGCAGTGTCACCGTATAATATACCATCTTCAGTAAATGTGCTTACACCTGTTCCGCCGTATTGCACTTCTAAATCATTGTTGGTTAATATTAAATTGCCATCAACTGTAACATCTATATCAAATGTTGTAGAACCGTTTACTGTTCCACCTGTTAATTTATTTAAATATCTGTTCTCAACATACTGTGCAACAGCTAATTGTGTAGGCGCTGTATTTGCATCTTGTGCGCCATTACTTGCTAATAGTGCAGGATTGTTGCTTATTTCTTTTAATTCTACACCAACCGGAACACCTTCTCTTATTAGTGGACCAATGCTTGTAAGTCCACTTAGATCTAGTTGGTTCGCATTAAGTGTTATACTACCGTCTAGTGCGTTTACTCCAAAGAAGTTACCAACTCTAAAGTTACCAATTTGGTCAACTGTTCCGCCTGCAAATATTTTACCTTGGTTTGATTCTTTGATTTCTTCTTCAGGTATTGCAGTTCCGCCAAAGAATGGAAGTGCATTGTATGTTATCCCTGCACCAACATATTCAAACGCATGTCCTGATGTAGATACGGTTGATACGTTGTATAACGATCCTTGCTTGTCTGTTGTTACACTTATTAATCCTGGGAAAATATTGATGTTTGCAATACCACCAAATGTCAAGTTTAGATCTGCAATAGCTGTATCAACAATAGTGTCTTCTGCTGCAAGTATTGTATTTCTGTCTGCTAAAAACGCACTGCTGCCTAATGCATAATTATGATCAAGTTCAGTCCATCCTGTGACATATTCTTGTTGCACTGCAAGACCAACTCTGTCTACTAGCAGCTTCAAGGTATCACCACCTATTGTTGTTCCATCAGGAATACTAACATCTTGTGTAAGTGGGTTATTGTAACTAGGTGTGATTGGTTCGTTGTTTGCAACTTTTTGCATTACATTTGCCAAATGGTAATATGTATATGCAGTTACTAGGACTTGATCAGCATTTCCTACTTTTGCTGCACCTAATATAGCACCATTATAGTATGCCTCGCCTGCTCTTCGTGTTTGCTTATTACCGCCATACATCATATCGTATAATGCACTATCTATAATATAACCTGTATCTCTTTGACACTTGTCTACATTATATGAAAAACCAATTAGATTATCAGTAATGTAAGTAATTACAGCGTCTTGTGTTGTTGCCTTAGAAGCTAACAATTCAGATGCAACCAATTTTGTTCCTTCAGATAGCCAACTAAAGTCTGGCAATACTTGTGAATACTCAGGACCAACAGTGCCGCCTGTATTGATAGCATTTATAACAAGATCAAACAAGTCATCTGCAATAGTTTCCTCTACTGTAGTTCCGTAATTGCCTCCTAAGAACTGAGATTCATTATTTCCTGCTGTTGGAGTAACTGCTATACCCTTAATACATTCACCAGCAACTTGCTTCAAGTGAGTAAATGCTGCAACAGTTTGAGACACCTGACTAGGTGGAATGTATTGTGCTGCACCTAAGAAGTAAGCGTTTGTTGCAACTAATGTTGCAAAGTTACCTGTGTATAATGCATCATGCACTACTGCATCAACAATGTAACCTACATCTCTCTCACATTTGTCTTCGTCGTAACTAAATCCGTTGTATGTTGTAGAAATAAAGCCGATTGTATCTGTAATAATAGTAGATTTTTCAGCATTTAAATTATCAATTGCAGTTTTTACACCTGCATCTGTTGATGTTAAATCTGGCAGTGTCTTTGTAGGAAGGTTGTCAACACCGTTAACAATTACATCTTGGAACGTTTGCAACAATGATTGAGCTTTGGTAACTTCTGTTGCACTAGCTGCTCCGGCACTTACATCTTGCGTTTCGTCTGTTTGTTCAGGATTAGCTACTGCAACATCTAATAACACATCGCCTAATAGTGTAGCAACATACGCTAACGCATTTGCTGTTTCGGTTTGCTGTCCTGCAACTTGATTTGATGTTCCAACATAATAACTTCTTGCTGCTTCTACACTTGCACTGTTACCACCATAAAGTATATCGTATGTCAATGCATCAACAATATATTTTGTGTCTCTATTGCATTTATCGCTGTTAAATGTAAAGCTCTGGAAAGAATCACTAATAAATGTTGTTACATCTGTTTGTAAAGTTGATTTATTACCTTTTATTGTGTTGTAGCCTTGCTGATAAACAACATCAGCCCAAAGCACACTTGGTAATTGTTCTGCTGGCAAACTTGTTAAATCACCATCTGAAATAACTTGCCTTATTACCTGAACTAAGCCTGATACTTCATCTGCTTCTGTAGAACTTGCATTTCCTTCTACCGGATTAGATTGTAATATTGTTGTTGCAGGAGAAGGAACAACATTTGCACCAATAACAATATCTCCTACAATATCTGCTAATCGTTCATACGCTGCGGCTGTTGCTGTTTCTTCCGATGCATCGCCTAGTTGTCCTACACCATCTACAAAGTAACTATTTGCTACAGTGCGTGTTGCAAAGTTACCGCCGTATAAAACATCGTGGCATAATGCATCAACAATGTATCCTACATCTCTTTCACATTTTGTTTGATCATAAGTTAAAGCTGGAAAGTTGTTGGCAATCCATGAAACAATTTCATCTATAATGAAATTTTTATTCTGAATAAGTTGTGCTTTAGCTGCAACTTTGTCTGAGCTTCCTCCTGTAGGAGATGGAAATACTAACGGATCTGCTGCTGTATCTGTGCTAACTACACCGTTTTCCAAAATGTCAAGTATTTCGTTAAAACCTGCAATAACTCTAGGTTCAGCAGCAGATGTAAATCCTAATAAAACAGTTTCGTCACGCAAATACTCAATTGCTGCTTTGGTTTGTAGCAATTGCCCATCTTGCACAACACTGCTACTTGCTCTTTGATATGCAAGACCAGCTGTAACACTGTTGTAATTTGTTCCAAGTGCAGTATCTAGAGCTACTGCATCTAACATTAAACCCACATCTCTTTCACATTTAGCACTATCGTATGTAAAGTTTACATAATTGTTGTCAATAAATGCAACTGCTTCTGCTGCTAAAAATGCTCTGTTGTTTTGTAACTGTAATGCTGCTTCTTGTGCTGCCGCTGTTGCAACAGCATTTGCGGTTGGAAATACTAGTGGATCAGCAGCATCATCTGTGCTGGTATTACCGTTTTGTATAATATCAACAACTTCGTCAAATGCACCTTCTACTCTAGTTTGCGCTGTAGCGTCTCCTGCAGTGGCAGTGCTTGCTTCTCCTTTGGCAAAGTTAATTGCACCTACTGTTTGTGTTTGTTGATCGCTTTGAACATAAGCACTGTTTGCACGTTGGTATGAAAGTCCAGCTGTTACTTGATTATAATTTGTGCCAAACGCTGCATCAAAATATGCTGCATCAATGATTAATCCTGTATCTCTTTCGCATTTTGCTTGGTCGTAAACAAAGTAATTGTCATTTATATATGCAGTAGTTTCTGCTTTTAAGAAATCTCTGTTGCCAACTAATTGATCTCTTGTATAAACCAATTCGTTACTTGCTGGTCCAGGCACAGTGTATTCGGTGCCCTCGCTTGGCAACTGGTCATATTGTATGAGATTAATTACATCTTCCCACAGCGCATCTACCCTGTTTGCAAAAGTTGCATCTCTTGCTGCTGCTAATTTGCTCAGTCTTTTCGCTTCTAATAGTGCTATTATAGTTGCTGGCTTTTGTTCTACGTCAAGATATGCAGTATTGGCTCTGTGATATGCAAGACCTGCTGTTATACTATTATGATTAGTTTCTAATTGCGCATCAATATAAACTGCGTCAATTATATAACCAACATCTCTTTTACATTTATCTACATTATATGTTAATGTAGGATAAGTTGCAACTATATCTGCTTCTGCATTAGAAATTATAGAAGTGACTTGTCCTAGTATTGTGTTTGCTGCATCTTGTTGTCCTTGCGGCTCTTGTTCAAATAATGGATATGTTTTTGTTGCAGGCAGTCTGCTTAGAGTTAAATTTTCAATTACATCTTGTGTATTGAAAAGAAGTGCATCTAACGTAGCTGATTCGCTTTGGGTTGCATTAAGTTGTGAAAAGTCTTGCGATTCTGCATTGCCTGTTGTCTTTGTAACAAATTGCCCTCTTACAACTCTGCCGATTACAAAACGCATTCTTGCAAATGCATCTACCATTGTTTGTAACTCGGTATCTAATAGTGCTGTGAAGTCAAAATTATTGTAGTAATATTTTGTTTCTTGCACCAATGCACTGTCACCGCCATACAAAATATCAAAAGTTAGTGCATCTACAATTCGTTCGAAGTCTAATTCAAATTGTGCTTGGTCAAATGTAAATGATGGATTATCATTTTGTATGAATGCTATAAATTCAGCTACCAAAAAGTCTTTGTTTGCAATTAATTGATCCTTAGCATCTTTTGGATTGTATGTGCCAGAAGCTGCTGCATGATTTGGAAAGTCAATTACAATAGCACTGCTGTCGCCGTCATCAGTAATATTTACAAACGTATTCATTGCTTCAGTAACACGATCTAACGAAGTAGAATCTGCTTGAACTTGAGCTAAACTTTCTAATGCATTTTGAATATGCTTGAAACTGTTAATATATAAATCTTTAAATCTAGGACGGATTTCTATTTCTTGTCCTAATCTCACAACATGCTGATTACTACCAATAGCAACATCCATTGCTACACCTTTAATAAGAGTTTCCATATCTTCGGCATATTGTGCTTGGTTGTAACTTAATTCTGTGAATTGATCATTGATATATGCAGTGATTTCTTCAATAATAAAATCTCTGTTGTCTAATATATTGTCTTTGGCTTGTCGTATGCCTGGATCAATTTCACTTAAATCGTTAAGGACTAAATCACTTCCAGCTTCTGGAATAACACTACTGTCGCCTGCATTCAACGTGCTTGTTATTATATTGAATCTAGAATCAATTTCGTCTTTCATAGCCTGATTAGTAATTTCGGCTTTCATTAAATCTCTAGTTGCTTCTAGTGCATAAACAGTAGGCGCTAACTGGTTGTTAAGAACTTTTGTTGCTGTAGCACGTAAATAACTGGTTGCTGCTGCTTGTGATTGGTATGTTGTTCCTAAAACAACATCGCCTGTTACGGCATCAATGATTCTTCTTGTATCTCTTCTACACACTTCCTCATCGTAATTAAACGGTGCGCTAATAATTTCCGAACCAGTAATGTAATAATAGTTTGCATCATCTTGAAATTTTATAATACTACCTGTTGCAGGTTTGTCTCGCAAACTGTTTATTTGTATCACACTATTAGTTTGCAGATTTACAACGCCTTGTGCGTCAACAGTTGGGCCGCCACCTGTAAATGTAATAGAAGGAACTCTAGTATATCCACTACCATTGTTTACAATTGTAACGCCACTTACTTTGCCTGTTGTAGCATCTATACCTGCGGTTCCTGTTGCTGTTACGCCACCTGCGCCGTCTGGTGCTTCAATTGTTACCGTTGGAGCAGAAGTATAACCGGCACCTGCATTTTGCACTGTAACACTAGCCACACTAGAGAAGTAATCTTGAACTGGTTTTGCATTTGTATATGCTACAGGATAGAACCCGTCTGCAACAATGCCTTCCAAACCAAAGTCACTTACTGAGTTGGAGATACTGAGGTAACCACCATTTGTTGTTTTGAATCCTGTTGAACAGAAAACTGTAAAACAACTAACAATTTGTGTATATCCAAAGTTATCAATCCAGAAGCCTATACCGCCCTGTGCAATCTGTGTAAATGCGTCAGCAACAAAACTGAATACAAGAGATGCTGGATCATAAGCGTCACCGTCGACATACATACCACCGCCGCCGCCGGTGTCATTTATTTGTTTATCAAATGGTAAATCTGGATAATCTTCAACTTGCAGCGGCCTTGCGCTAGGTTCGATTCCTTCTATCTGCACTGTTTCAAAAGGTATAAATTCTGTTCCATCATTAAGCCAAGGACCATTCATGTTTGTGCAGTTTTGAACATAAGGTGAGGTTGTGCAAAGTGTGCCTGGACGTATTTCTGCACACCAACCTGGATATCTTAAACCGCGGAATGTCAACTGGTATAGATAACACCCGTTGCCCATGTAAAAAATTGTTTGTGTGTTATTTTTTGGGAATACTCGTGTATTACGCAATTCCCCTTGCCCGGTAACTGTAACAAAATCAGGTAGCACAATAGGATTTTCTTCGTAGTAATCCCCTGGTGCAACAATAATTGTTGTTCCTGATTGAGCTACTTCTACAGCACCTTTAATTGTCCTTTTAGATCCATATTTGCCTTCGCTGCGTCCGTCATTTGCATCGTTACCATCTTGACTTACATACAAGACATCGGTTGTTCGTGGCCCTGTAGCATCTCCGGATATGGTAACGTTTCCATCAACAATTACATTTCCGCTCGGAGGGGTAATTTCGATGTTGCCGTCAGCAGTAAGAATTAAACTGCCGTCTCCAACCTTTCTCTCATGTATGGTTTGTCTCTTAAAAAACTTCATTTACACTTCCAAATAACTTATTGTTGCACTTAAATTCGTTGGTGATTTTCCTACAAACACTATTTGATCACCTTGATCTAAAACTAATCTTTCTACATTGAAAGTAAACGTATCTTCTGCTGCTACTTCTACATTGTTGATTACTAAATTTGTATCAGTTTTTGTTTGCCCGCTTGGTATAACGTGCATATCAAAATTTGTATCAGCAGTTCCAGTTCCGTCGTCTACTGCAACGTTGCAAATTAAGATCGTAGTAATAGCATATGATTTATCAGCAGGAACAGTTAATACTATAGTATCGGTTGTGTTTATTGTTGCGTTTGCTATTGACATTTTTTATTTCCTCAAAATATTATACTGAAAAGTAATGCTTTATTCCTACTTACTAATTCATCTCTTGTTCCGTCTTGGTGTGCAAAATACAGTCCTGTTCCTCCATCTGCTAAAGTATTAGCATAAACTCGTGTTCCTGTTGTTGGTATGTCAACTGTTAAAGGATCTTGCACTGTAAATTCTGCAAAATCATCTATTTCAACACCTAGTCCATTTCCTTGCAAGGTTAAACTTGTTGCTGCACCAATTGATGAAATTGTATTTGTTTGTATTTCTACATCACTAATTTCTGCTCTATTAGAATAGAACTTTGCCGCTGGCTGACTGTTTACATCAATTTGAACAGAAAATGAACCCGATCCATCAACGTCATCATCAAAAATTTCAACTTTAGTTTCTGTTCCACTTACATAATCTTTTGCAATTTTGCCTTGGAAATTAAACTCGTGATAATCTCTAACATAATCAGTTAGTGTTTTTGCTGTAATAAGTGCATCAGAATCTGGAGGACTAGCTAATCTATCCTGATTGCCGTCTTCGTTGATAATTTTTCTTAATGTATCCCTAGTTTCATATGGAAATACTCTTTCTTCATATGGAACAAGTGTGCTACCTCCATCAAGTTCCCATGCAGCACCTCTAACTGTTACTATGCCTAAAGCAGATTCAACTGATCCACCTTGTGCTGCTCCAGATGTTGCTTGGTTGTTGAGTAGATAAAGATTGTTATCATCTGATACACTGATGCTTTGTGTCCATAATCCCAAAGGTGTTCTTAACTGAGGATTTGGATCAGCACCAGAGTTTTCTGTTTGTAATGTAAATGCACCGGCTAATCCTGGTTCAATTGATGGATTTCCAAAATTTGATCCATCAATTGTTCGCAACGCTTCATCAAAGACTAGTTGTGGATTGTTACCACTGGCTGCAAACCTTTCAACAGTAATACCACTTTGACCAAACAATGGATCAACATCAGGTATTCCTGCAGGTGTGCCTCCACCGACATTAATAAAAATTATATTGTCGCTAACTTCTAAATCTGTGCTAGATATACTAGTAATTTCTCCGGCGACATTTAATCCTCCGGTTACTGATAAACTACCGTATTGTCCTACGTCAAAAGTTACAGTGGCATTTTCTGTTCCACCTGATACGTCACCGGTGGTATCTAAAACAACTTTGTATTCTTTTACACCTAATCTTTGAATCTTAGTTGCCATTGGCTATTATCCTTATTGTGCAGGTAATGCTACGGCTAATGTAGTTGCTGGATTAGTTCCTGTTTCTCTTGCTTCTGGAACGTTACCTACGCCGTATACAGCATTGAATTCTGTTCCGCCTGCTTCTAGTTGCACAGTTCTATTGCGTAACTTGGTTACTTGATAAGTTGTAGAATCTGTTCCGTAAGCATCGATTGTAAATTCACCTGCTACAAGAGCTTCGCCGCCACCTGTGCCTGCTTTGTTAGCTAGTGTTAGAATTTCGTCAGCACTTGGATCGCCTGCATTTGAATCTAGGCGGACAACATATTTGCCGTTGCCTGCTTGTCTTACAATATGTGCTGCTGTTGTTGCTTCTGCGCCGCCTGTAAAAAAGTGGCGTGTTACTGCGATACGACCTGTGCCGTATCCTATTTTATCTGCATTGATTGGACGTCCCATTTGTTTCTCCTTTATTGACGTTCTAGGTCTACGCGGTGGGTCCGCATAAGTTTGCCTTAAGGCATTCTATTAGACACAAGTATTTATCCAAAAAGAAAAAATGGGTTATAATCGCCACAAAAAAAGGCCTGCAATTATGTTGCAGACCTTTCTATATAATTTTGATAGGTTGGATTAAGGATTACCAACAATCGCCTTTGTAGATCCTGTCTAATAAAGCGAAGCCTAGCATCGGATAGTTACTTCCAAAATACGCATCTTCATGTCTCCACAATCATGCGCTGCCACTACAGCTACTAGCCAAGTTACTGCCTCTACTCAACAGCGTTTCCTTGCACTATCTAACTCGGACCGTCGTCTTTGTTATGTTCTTAATATAACATATACAAAACAAAAGTCAACCATTTTTTTATATTTTTTTGATATTTTGTGCATATTTTTTGCCATTAACTTCTTTTTCATCATACTCAACACTATCGCCAAGTTTGCATTCAAAGTCTTTGGTCTCAAACAGAACATCTATTAAATTGGTTTTCCATTCTTTTGGTCTGATTACACTGAATTTTCTTTTTGAATTATATTTGTAAATTGTTCCAATTGGCATTGTTATATCTCCACTAGAACTACTTACCATAAAAATAGGCCCCGTAGGGCCTATTTTGTTTTCTATGCTACATAGACTTAGCTGAATGAAACGTTTCCGTTTGTGATATCAACTTTGCCTAGGTAGTCAGCTGCGTTACCAAGTGATGACGCAGTGTTTGTTAGTTCAACATAACCGTAACGTGTCATGAACGATACAGTTGGTTCGAATGTTGAAGGATCTAGAACAACACCTGAGCTCATTAGCGGGATGTATGGGCAGTAGAATGCCGCTGCATCTGATTCGCTTGAACCTTTGTATCCGATTAGAACTGCTTCACCGTCGCCTGAGTATGTGTTTACATAAACTTTCATAGCGTTGTTTAGTGTTCCAACCATCTTGGTGTTAGTTGGTGCTTCAAATGTGCCCTCTGTTGTGCGAGCAAATGCTGAAGTTGTAGCTGACTGAAGAATTGTTAGCGCGAATGGGCTAACAACTGCCCAGTTACCAGCACCACGGCGTGTGCGCTGTGCGATCTGGTTTGACACTCTGTTGATTTGAACTGCAAGTGCTGCGTGTTCGTCACCAACGAATGTTGCTGTTCCTGAAACTGCTGCCTGATCGTAAGTTTCACTTGCAGTTCCTGCTAGTGAGCTTAGTGAACCAAGAACTTCTTGGTCGATTTCAGCAGTAATTTCTTGTGCTAGAGCAGCCATGATCTCTGCTTCAACGTCGATGCCGTGCTGTGACTGTGCGTCTTGAGCAGCTTCAAATGTCCAGCGAGCTGATAGCTTTCTGGTTTTTGCTTCGACAGTTTGCTTCAAGATCTGGATGCTTAACTTACGTCCAGCTTGGCCTTCAAGAGCTGCTGTTGCTGCTGCTTTACCGGCTGTTCCGTCACCTGAATATGCTTCAGCAATTTTGAATGGGCTTAGTGCTTCATCACCTGCTGTTACATCGTTGTCTGTTCCAGTAGCGTTGTTTGTTTCACCGTAACGCACACGTAGAGTGTGAATTTGGCCAACTGGACCAGTCATTGGTTGCACACCAACTAGTTCGTTTGCAATAACTGTTGGCATTACACGTCTGATCACTGGTAGGATCACACGGTTTAAAGTTGCAATGTTACCTGCTGAAGTAGCACCTGCTGTTGCAGTCTCAGCCAAATACTTGCGAGTATTCTCAAGTGTAGTAGCCATAACTGCTTTCTTGGTGCCACCTAGGCCTTCAAGAAGTGCTGACTTGGTATCATTCCAACGGCTTTCTAATAGTTCTGACATTGGTATCTCCTTAACTCAATCCAGCAAGGCGTTTTATATCTACCACATTGTGGTCTGCGCCTGCTTTAACGTCATTTGTTTGTTTTCTATTGCCTGTTACTTCTTTGCCTTCTGCTAAAACTGCCTTCTTCTTTGCTGGACTTTTACTGCCAATTACTGACGGTAGGTATTTGTCAAACGCACTTTGTAGTCTGTCGGTTTGAACTGTTTCCAGTAAGTCTGTCATAACATCGCGTTGGTCTTTGCTTAATGGCATAACCAATTCGTCGAGTTTTTCTTTGCGTTGCACACTTTCAGTAATCATTTTGTTTTGATTAGCTTGTGCTTCAGCAAGTTTGATTGCTTTACCCGCAGCCTGCTTTGCTTCTGCTAATTGCTTTTCTTTTGCAGCAATTACCTTAAGCATTTTTGCAGTCTCACCCTTTTCATTTAGATAAGAATGTTGATATTCGTTTGCAAACGCTTCGAATAGCTTGCGACCAAAGTCGTTTCTACGTGCATCTTCAATGTCTTCCTTAAGAGCTGTAATCTCTTTTGTAAGCCCTTTAGATACAGTTTCTGATACAAGTTTAGCACTTTTCTTAACAAAGTCTGACTTGACTTTGTCAATGTGTGCTTTACCTTCACGGACAAGGCGAACCTTTGTCTCTGTGAGATCTTTTTTGTCTTCGTAAAACTCTGCAAGTTCTTTTGCAAGTGATTCAACTACAAACTCTTCTAATGCAACAAACTTGTCTGCTGTTGCTTTTTGATCGGCATGTAGTTCTTTGATTTCTTTTGCTAGGTTTTCACTAACAAATGATTTCATAAGATTAGCATTTTCACGCTGTGCAATTGCAAATTTAGCTTTTGCTTCTGCCAATTGCTTGCGATCTTCTTGGAATTCTGCAATTTCTTCGCTAAGTTTTTCTGTCATCATAGCATCAATGGCTTCAACCATTGTTGACTTATCATGCTCATATTTCTTTGCGAATTCTTCACGTAGTTCCGCAGTGACCTGTAGGCGATTTTCTTTCACCTTTGCGTTCCATGCTTCTTCTAGTTCTGTGCGCACTTCTTCTGATAGTGCTGAGTTTTCGAAGAGTGATTTTAAAGCATCTAACATTTTATATCCTCTCCTCGTTATTGGAGTTTGCTTATTATACCTAATAAGCTCTCTTTTAAATACTTCTGTGCCTGTTTATCGCCTTGAACTTCCCTAGATGTTTGAAACGCCCTATAACCACCGCGAGTATTCATAAGGTGTTCGTAAATCGGTGTTGGGTATGCGCCTGGGGCGCTTGGTTGCGCCACAACGTCTACAGTGATGATTTCAAAATCAGAAACTTCACCGCTACCATCTTCTGTAACATTACCACTACCTCTCGATGAGACGCCTAGTTTAACGCTGCTTTCAAGCATTGTCTTTACTAGATTTCCCATCGGAGTAGGTAGTATTTTAAGTTTACCGTAACCATTTGGCCCGTCCATCCACATTTCTGAAATCATGTGTGACACACGGTCAAGGTTAATATTAAGACCGTCTGGATGATCTACTTCACCTAACACTGAGTAGCCACCGCTAATTTGCTCGCTGAGCGTGGTGACAGCCCTGCCAATTTCATTAACGGGATAAACTCGCTGGTTTGCGTTTCTAACGCCGCCTTGAATGCAAATACCTTTCATATAAAGATCTTTACCTTCATTAGCAGACTCAACTACTATTTTAGCTTGGTCGAAACTCAAATGTTCGTTTAGTAATCTCATCAATCAGTCCTTATTTGCCTTTAATTGTGCTTCCTGCACCTTTATCAGCAGTCTCTGGCTTGCCCTTTTTCTCAGCGCCGTGGCCAGGTGTTGCAGCCATTTTAGTTGCTGCTTTTGCGCCTGGAACATTTACGTTACCATGCGAATCTTCTTTTGCAGATGTATCACTTAGTGCTGAACCAGCAACTTTTTTGCCTGCTCCTGCTTCTGGATCATTTGCAACATCATTACGTGCTATGCTTGCTGCTGAACCGCCCATGTCGTTTTTGCCAGCTACAGTTGACTTTTTACCGTCTGCTGCGCCATCGTCGCCCATTTTTGCAGTTACTTTTTCAACATACTCACGCATTGTTTCAGTTTCTGATTTTTCAACTGCTTCTTCAGTTGATTCTTCTTCAGCTTCTTCTTCGTCGTCGCCTTCTTCTGAATCCATGTCCATTGGCATTTCGTCGTCGCCTTCGTCATCCATGTCCATGTCCATTGGCATTTCGTCGTCGCCTTCGTCGTCGCCAGCTTCATCACCCATCATTGCTTCGAATTCTGCTTGTAGCTGTGCTAGTTCGTCTTCTAGGTCCATGACACGATCTTCTAGGTCATCGTCTTCGCTGCCCATTCCCATTTCTGGATCTTCAGCGCCCATTTCGTCTGCGCCTGGCATTTCAACGTCACCCATCATATCGTCTGCTGGATCGCCACCCATTTCGTCAAAAAATGACTCGTCTAGGTCGTCTTCGTCTGATTCTTCGACTTCTTCGTCAGCTGCTTCATCAAGCTCGTCTTCTGACTCATCTACTTCTTCGTCAGCAGCTTCGTCTAAATCGTCTTCAGACTCATCTACTTCTTCGTCGTTTGCTTCATCAACTTCTTCTTCGTCTTCAGCTAGTAGGTTTTCATAAATTTCACGTGATCTTTCTACCACGATTTCGTGGAATAGCTCTTCCGCACCTGCTTTGTCTTCATTGACTAGGCGCTCAAGCATTTCTTCAAATTTGTTTGCTTTTGCCATTGTTTATCTCCTTTATATATGTTTACAAGGCTGTCTATTATATTTACACTTTTTGGAAAAAATACGCAGAAAATGGGGTCAAAACAGCCCATTTTATAATTTTATTACAAAATATTAAATTTATTGTTAAATTTTTCTAGTGTAATATGCGTTAAATTAGCTAATCCTTCTAGCTTATCAGGGACAAAACTTTCTTTGTGTTCTATCACTCTAACGTATTTAGTTTTAGGAAACTCTTTTATACATGCCATAGTTTGACGCTCCCAATTACCAAAATATGTAGCTCTATCGTTGACATTTTTATAGTTTTTAGTGCCAGCAAATACATTGTTTACTTTGCTATTATCGACGCCTAAACCGGCGTAATCGAAGCCTAAAATGTATATTGTTTTAGCAGCATGTTTGCTTGCTAGCATGAGTGCAGTAGGACCGCTGCTCCAACCTCTATTGGGTTCAAACAGGTGTAAATTAGGATTTGTTTTGGTTAATTTGTTGGGATTTGTCCATACTTCGTTATTCAAATGATAACCTGTATCTGTAATTTCAATTATCATTTTTGTGTCAACTGCCACTAGATAATCAGGTGAAAACTCTCTGTAAACAGCATTACAAGCATATATTTTACCATGTGCTTTTAGCTTGTCTAATTTAACTGATTGTCTACTAACACCATTGCCTAAAACAAAGGATACTGTCATTTATAGTCCGCCTGCTGCTCCTTCAGGTGGCTGACCATACATTTGTTTTATGAACTCTTGTTCTTTTGCTACTTCTTCTCTGTGCGAATCACTTGCCTTACGAGCACGATTAATATCTTTTAAGGTTAAACGAGTTTTACGGTTGTCATCAACTGTAATCACACTGATATCATCCTCGGCTTCGTAGGTATTATCTTCAACTGGTTCCATTGTTTTTGGATCAAAGTAATATAATTCACGTAGTAGCATAGTATTATTTATATCGTTTGAGTCGTTTCTGCTCCAGGTGCAGGAGCAGCACCTAGGTCGGCACCTGTATTAGTATCTGGTGGAGTAGCATCACCGCCTTCAATGCCTCCTAAATCGCCCTCTAAGCCTGTTTCCAAGCCTCCAACGTCTCCGGCCATTCCGGCAGAGCTTATTCCTGCGCCTCTCATCTCTCCTGCTGGATCGACGTCTACTTGTATAATATCTTCGTTTTCCTCTTTCCATAAGCGTTCGTTTTCTTTGATTTCTTCATCACTAAGACCTAAGAATCTTTTCAGTGCAAATCTGTTCGAAACAAATGGTATAGCAGTCATCTGTCCAAATGTATTGATTCTATTATTATCTAGTTCTGCTTGTCTGTATGCTGCAAAGTTTTGCGGAGGTGTTAGTTTTAAATCAAACATTGCAAAGTCAATGTTTGCACCTTTTGAATGCAAATATAGTTTGAATTCTCTGTTAAACACTTCTTCAAGCATAGATTGTAGGCGTTCACAGTAATTGTTGAATCTTAATTCTTGAATGTATGCTGTGCCTACTCGTCCATCATTATATTGCGATGCGCCGTCATCAGCGCCTGTGGGTAGATAAGAACTAGGTATGCGTAAACCACGCACCAACTTGTTAGTAAAATACCTAAGATCATCAATCTCTCCTAAGTTAGTGCCACCTGGTAGCGTTTCAACTTTTGATCCACGCCCTTCAGCAGTTTGTGGAAAGAAGTAGTCTTCGTTGATTGACAGTGGGTTATAACTTGAGTCTATGACATTTGTGCCGCCACCTGTCTTGGATGGGATGCGTCTTTGATGTATTTCCGTTTTTACACGCTCCACAAACTGCATAGCAAGGTGTGAAGGCATGTTGCCCACATCAACGTAGAATACTCTGCGCTCTGGCGCACGTTGGACACGATAGATAATAATCGCATCCTCAAGCAGTTCTTTCTGCTTGTAAACTTTGAAAATGCTTTCAAGTAAACTATTACCAAATGGGTAGTTTTGATCAAGTCCTTCGCTCATTGAAAGGTGAACAACATGCTCTGCATCAACAAACACTTCATTCTCGCCTTGCTCAAATCTTGTAGTGCCAGCAGTAGGAGTGCTGTTGCCTCCAGTGCCAAATTGGTTAGGCACTGATTGATAACCTGCTGTTCCGCCAGGACCGTAACTGTTGGTAACATTCAACGGTGTTGCTTCTAAGTTACCAAAACTAAAATTTAAATTTTTAATTGCATATTGTTCCGGACGCTTGCCTTCGCTTTCGTTGACAATAATTTTTGTAACTTGACTCGGATCAACATGAAACCATTTTTGTGTTTCTGGATCACGGATAAAAAACTGATCGCCATACTTGAAAGAATTTCGCAATATGCGAAACATGCGTGTTTCAAATTGATTTAACTTGCACCATTGACGTAGATACTCGCCAATAATTTTTGTTTCAGATCCGGTTGCATCTTTCTTGAAATCCAATCTAAAATGTGTATCATTGCTTTTGTTTTTTTGTGTTGTAAATTCTGCAAGAATATCCAGTGCAGCATTTACTTCTGAATCACTGTCCATGGTGTTGTATTGATTATAACGTTCAATACGGTTTGGCGATCCAACATAAACATCAGGAAGGTGACTGCTGTAATTAGCCGAGGCTGGTCCGGGATTACCTACTCCGCGCTGACTGAACGGAGAATAGCCACCATTTGGATTATTTCCTGTTTTTACAGGTGTAAAATACTTTTTCCAGCTCATTATCCTACTCCTCTGTAAAGATTACCTTGCTGTGACCTAAGAGCAGCAAGTTGTCTCTTGTTTAAATTTTGGTCTGCCATTAGCAACGACACTATATCTGATAAAATTTGGTTTTGTTCAAGTGTAGGTCGCATTAAATCACTTATTTGTTGGTTTTGAGTTTCTATATTACTACTTATCTCGTCTCTATTAGATTCTTCTGTTTCTGGTGTTTCGCTTGTAGTAGACATAGTTTCAGCAGCATCTTTCAAAGCACTTGATATTTCGCCAGGTTCTGTATATAGGGGCTCTAGACCATGAAATTCTGGGTTTGTAAAGTAAGGACCATCTTTTATAGCACTTGTTATCTCAGCATTTGAAATTGCAGTATTCAATCGTAATTCTTCAGTTAAGCTGTCTATAATATTTTGGATTTCTTCAGGATCAATAAAGCCTTGTTCTATGCTTGCTTGATCTCTTAGCATGTCTTCGTAACTGCCTATTCTGCCTCCTAGCCGGTTGATTTCTGCCTGGACACCAGCAAGATCTATGCCATCTGCAGCTTGTAGGTTTGATATTATATTAGCTTGTGATGCATTAATGTTATCGAGCTGTTGCACTACTTCTGCTGTTTGTTCTGCGTTCAATAGTTCAGCTTCACTTGCGTTAAGTTTTTCTAATACAGTTATCAACTCCTGTTGGCTACTATTAGCTATGCCTTCTGCACCTCCAGCAGCAATTGCAGCTATTTCAGATGGAGTTAACAATCCTCCTTCTATAGATACGTTTTTGAATATTGCATTTGCATATGCTGCGTCATTGTATATTGCAGAACTAACATCTAAAATACTGCCTACTGTATTGGCAATCGTATTTCCTATTTCTTCGCCGCCTGGCAGGTTTGCACTGACCGTGTTTAATGCTTCTGTTAATACTTGTTCTAGCGCAGGCAATCCAGCACCTTGGGCTTCTTTGACCAATTCTCGTAGCTCTGTTTGCAAACCTATTGTTGTCTGAATAGAATTGTTTGCATCATCTGCTACCCGATCTAATTGCATATCCTCTATTTGACTTAACAAATATTCTATAGCAGGATCTGAGGTATCAACGCCAAGCTGCTCCATGGTTGCTGTTATCCTGTTACGGAAGGCAAGATTTTCCTCAAGAGCCTGCGCTGATACATCTGCTATTGGGCCTGCGACTCCTCTAAGTTGTGCTTGAAGTGCAAAATCTCGTTCTGTTGTTCTAGCTGTTAACTGACCCATTGCCCTTGATATATCGCCTGTCGAGGCAGTGCCAGCTTTAATTTCATCTGCAAGTGCTTGCATTGTTCCAAACTCATCGCCTAATGCTGCCGCCAATGCTTTTGTTGTTTCGTCAGTTGGAGTGCCCCTTACAACTAAATCAGTTAACAAGTTGCCAAAATTCTGTCCAAGATTATCATCTAAGGCGCCAGCAGCCTCAACTAGTTGCTTTTGTGCTTCGGTTCCAGCAGTGATACCAAACGCTTGAATATCTCCTTGGCGATTTCGTGTAATTTGAGCTTCAAGCAGTGAGTCTCTACTTTCGCCAGTTAGTTGAGCAATTGTATCTATACCCACTACCATTTGTTCAAAAGCTGCAAGTTGCGTAGCATCGTTCAGTGCTTGGCGTGGATCAACTTTGTTAATCTCCGAAAATGCAAGCAAAGATTCGTTGATATCAGAAACTGACAATCCTAATCTTCTTAGATTGCGTCCTACATCACTGTCAACTGATAGAACTTTATTAGCAACTTCTCTAAATGCTGTGATACTTTGATCAACTGTTCCGCCAAATGCTGCTAATCCGATATTGTTTTTTTGGAAAAGCTCTATCATTTCTTCAACAGTGATACCTAGATCAGCAGCAGCACTTTTTATTTCGGTCATTTCTGCGCCAAATGTTGCACCAATGCCCGATAGAGTTTGATATTCAGCTAAATTAGCTTCTGCAAACTGTGTTAAACCTTGTATTGCACCTCCCAATTCTTTTAGTAATGGAGTATTGATGCTCAATGCTTTAGAATATGATGATAAATCTTGACTACCAGATAACAATTCTCCTGATAACCCAACAGCAGATTTTCCAAGGTCACCAAAAGCTCCGGCAACTAATCTACTTACATCACCTAATATACCTGTTGCATTTTCTTCAGCCAAAACTTAATCCTCTTGCTTTTTTTGCCCATAAATATGGATATATAACTATTTACCTATAGGATGCTCTCATGGAAAACGAAATTAGTCCTCTCAAAAAATATAGAAGACAACCTAAAATTTATGCAAATTTACCCAGTGGTGGTCGATACTATAACGATAACATTGTTGCCAACCAAGCATACACAGAAATGCCTGTGTTCAGTATGACAGCAAATGACGAAATACTTTTCAAAACTCCAGATGCACTGATCAACGGACAAGCGACTGCACAAAACATTAGAAGTTGTATACCTGGTATATTAGATCCTATGCAACTGGTCACACTAGACATAGACTATATCTTACTTGCAATTAGAATGGCATCCTATGGACCAAACCTAACTGTTAATGCACCTTGTTCTCATTGCAAAGAAGAAAATCAATATGATATTGAAATACAGGGCTTGTTAGATTATTTTTCAAATTTGATCTATGAAGATCAAATTGTTATCAACGGATTTACTTTTACATTACGTCCTTTAACTTACAAACAGTATACAGAATTCCAGCAACAGAACATTGCACTTGCTAGAGCTATTCAAATTCAAGCAGTTAAAATGGAAGAAGAAGATAGAAAAAAATTTACAAACGATACACTTTTGCAAATTGCAACTATCGGTGTTCAAGCAGTGTTACAAATGATATACAGCATTACAGTAGATGGAGTTGAAGAAACCAATAAACAAGAAATCAAAGAATTTTTAGACGACAACGATATTTCAATGTTTAACAAAATAAAACAACATGTCGAATCTCAAGTTGCCAATTGGCGTATTCCAAATCAACAGGTTATGTGTGAGCATTGTAGTAAAGAAAATTCAGTTGCAGTAAGGGTGGACCAAACAGATTTTTTCGTCAAAGGCTAGTGTCTCTTGACGATAACGAGATTAAGACACTAGCCGATGACTTTGAAAATGAAATAAAAGGTATCAAGGATACGGCTTACAGAGTGTCTTGGCACATGCGTGGCGGCGTTAGCGTAGAACAGTTTCTATACGAAATGGATATAGAAGATCGAGAAATTATTCAAAAAATAATCAAAGAAAATATTGAAAATACCAAAACAGCCAGAATGCCGTTGGTTTAAGAAACTTCAGGATCAGCTGTAGCAGTTTGTGGCTCTATGCCATCTTTTTCGTTTGCTTCCGATCCAAGATCTATTTCGCCAGGTTGTTCATTGTCAGTGTTTTGAGTAAAGGTAATGTTGAACATTTCAGAAAATTTAGATTGCATTAATCTTCTGCGATCTCCAACTGCTATAAACGGAACTGCCATAACTTTTTGTGGAGGATAAATTACATTTTGGAAAGCTAATTTAGCCCATTCGGTGCTGGCATATATTTGAGGATTTTTTTGATCTTTGCTTGCAGAATATTCCCAGCCGCCGTCTCTAAGCAGTTGATCAAATCCCAAATCAAACTCTCCTAACGCACCACTTAACGAATTTAAGGCAAGTCCTGTAACTCCCGCAATACCGCCTGTGATTGCACGGGCAATTATATTGTCTAGGAAGCCGGCTATCCATTCTGCAAGTATACGCTGATTTGCAGGTCTTGTAAGCCACCATTGAACTAAAAAGAATGCTGTCTCTCTTGCTGCCAGCATGGCTATTGCTCCAGGTAATCCAACACCGGTTCCTGCCATCACGCCTGCCCAAACATTAGAAATAGTCCTTGCCATGGTTAAGAACATGCGTATTCTTCTTACGCCTTTGAACATGGTCAAGCAAAGTGCGGATATCTGTGCTCCAAGTGCTGCTTGACTAGACAATATCAAATCATCTACTTCTTCTTGTGTAAGGTCGCCTTGTGCTTGTAAATCTTGCCAATAAGCACAGTTTGCAACATGAGAATGAAGCAGTGCTGTAGACCAGCCAGCAATCTCAAAAATACTCAATGCTAACTTCATCAAAGGATTGGTTAAAATAAATTTTGCAGTGCTATTTTTTTCTAAAAAATCGCCTAGTGTAGAACCAGATGCTCTATAACCTTCCATAAATCTGCTGCCAGCACCTAACTGTCTGTCTGCAACATTGTCTAATAATGTTTGTCTTACAGGTTTTGAACCTCTGTTAAAGTCTTCTATAAATTCTGTTGCTGCTTTTTCGTCTGGAAATTTAAAAGCGTGTGAACCGATTTTAACCAAAAAGCCTTTTTCTTTGCTTCCTGACCACATTTTTGCATTTGCATCAAGGTTTACGTTGCCAGTCCTAGCATTATCGTAATCAGCAGCATTTCCTTGATTGCCAAACTTGGTTCCTAACTCGCTCCACATGGCGTTTAATTGTTTAACTTCATCCTTAAACGCCATCCTTCCAGGAGAGCCGTCAGGTTTGACCCTCTGCCACATTTGTCCTTTGAATTCAAACGTGTCATCGCCTAGAATATACTGCAAGCCTTTAGGAGGTGTATCTGCCTCAGCTTCGTTTATTATTACTTTATCATATGAAATTACTTCTAGAAGTTTCACCATGTATGTAGTTATCCAATTAATTGATAATGTATTTATATACATTTGAGTTGAACTACGTTCAACTGTGTTTTCGTTTGCACTCAACACAATTATAATTTCTTAATTGATAATGAGAAATGCAATACAACGAAGTGGTATTGCTTTTAGTATCATTCAGATTGTGAAGTCATAATTCGCCCGTTGCCGGGCGAAGGTAGCTTTTGAGCTTCATTCGAGTCGCTTCAGCCATCTTGTTAAAAGAGATTCAACTTTCGTTGTCGGAGGCGGTTGACCTGTATCCCCCTACTCTAGCTTCGTCATATCAACGGAAGGCAGTTATTCCCTAACAAGCGAAAACACTTACCCTTGGGTTGCTTTTTCTCAGAGCCCATTCCTTTAAAGCCTATCGTATACTTCTTCACGCGAGCATTCCACGCCACCGGCCACGAGCATTACCTCGGCTGGATCTTGGAGTTTAATTAGAGCTCGTTATATAGCCTATTTGTGTTCTAGTAGTGCCTGGCGTAGTTTGTTTGATCCACCAACTCTTACATTGATGATTCCGTTGTAGTATTCGTCTGTTTCCAATACTCGCCTGTCAAACTGTTCTCGTGCTTCAATGTAACTCATTTCTGCTCTGCTTTGGCAGAAGTAAAGTATTTCACGAGTAAAGTTTTTTTCGCCTAGTGTTTTTACATCTTCGTTCAGTCTATCTGAACTTCCCCAGTATTCACGCCAATCGCTTTCTTTGTAGCCTCGACGTTTGTTCTTTTTGCCTTTTAAAGGTGGCTTGGTTGTTTTAAACTTTGCTAATTTTTTGCCTACATACTTTTGTTGTGTTTTTAAGTTGGTAATAAGGTATACAAAGCCTTCATATTTATCGTCAATCTTGTCAACTTTTTCACCATTATATGTCCAACTCATACTTTATGTATTATTTCTTTTGGCTGCCTTTACCTCTTTTGATTTCTGTGCCTTTGCTTTGTTGCTTGCCCATTTACCAGATGCTCTAACCTGTTCTAAAACTACCAGGTAATGGTCTTGTATTTCGTCTTGCCTTTGTTTTGCTAGCCTCATAAGATTACGCAATGTGCGTCTTGCGTTCCGTTTTGTTCTATCACTTGGTCCTTGTTCAAACTTTTCGTTTGCTGCAAAATATTCCAAGTATGCCTTTACCAGTTTATCATGTGTGTCATCTGTCATTCAACAATCTCTACATCATTTGCATATGAAGTAAAGCCGTTCTCCTTAATAACTTTGAGAACATGATTAACTCTACCAACTAGTTCGTCTTTGTGTGAGATAAGGAAAACATTTTTGCTACGCTCTCTGCCCATCTTTTTCAACACACTCAATGCATTTTCTACACCAGCGGTGTCCATGCCACTATCAATAAGTTCGTCAATAAACATCAAGTTAATGCCTTGATACAGTGATTCCCAAACATCACGGAATGCAAAACTCATACCTAGTATAAGTCTGTTGCGTTCACCGCGTGACAAGTTATCAAAGTCTAAGTCTTGACCGAGTTGTGTAATCTCAACATTCAAATCATTTTGGAATCTAACCTGATGCGGCAGTCCTAGTCTATCTAAATAGTAGGTTAATCTGTTGTTCAAGTATGCCAAGTTCTGATCGATAATCTTTTTTCGAATAAAACTGTCTTTGTTTGTAAGAAGTTTAAGCAAAAACTCTTGATGATCTTTAATATTTGTTAATTCGTTAACTGGATTCCAGTCGATTTGTTGTATAGCTGTTTCATTTAGATCATCTATTTGTGTTTGATAAGGATCATCTTCTGTTTTTTTATTTTCCAGTGCAATTTTCAAGTTTTCTACATTGTTTCTATGCTCGTATGCTTCTTTTGCACTTTCATAAAATGTATTTGGGCGTCCGTTGATATCGCCTATGTCGTTTAGTGCTTGCATAGTTGATTCAAGTTTGCCTGCAACTTCGGTTTGGTATGCAAGTGCATCACTTAATTCTTTTTGTTTGCGAGTTTCAATTTCTGCTTTCTTGTCTGCATGTAATTCTTGCCCACAGGTGTAACAAACAGCATCATCAAGTTCTTTAATATCTTTTTCTGCCTTGTCAACAGTCTTTGTTGCCCGCATCAATGCGCTTTCTAGTGTGGCTTTTTCTTTATTCAAGCTGGTTATACGATTATTAAGCTCAGTCCAGTTTACAAGTTTGTCATGTGCGTCTAATTCGGCATCGATGTCGAGTTTTTCTAATTCTTCAATGCCTTTTTCTAGTTTTTCAACGTCGGTTTTTTGTTTTGCCATCCATGCACGTTGTCTTCCAGCAAGTGTTTCGATACTTTGTTCAATTTTTTTGTTACTAGCCTCGATAGCATTGATTTTTAGTGTTTCTTCTGTGATAGAATCTTTGGTTTTGCGTGTTTGTTCCTTTAACACATCTGCTTTTTCGGTCAGTATTGTGATACCAAGTAGCTGTTCGATGATTGCACGTTGATCATTGGCCCGCATACTCAAGAACGGCTCGGTATAAGTGTTCAATGCAAGTATGTGCTTGAACATGTCATGGCTCATACCAAGTAATTCTTGCACATCTTCTTGTGTTTTACGGCTATCCCCTTGTGATTCGTCAATGTCTTGTTTTTGTTCTTGATCATTTACATAAAACTTGAATATATTAGGAGAGCGGCCACGTTCAATGCGGTATCTGTTGCGTCCTTTCTCAAAGTTTAGTGTTACCAACATGCCTTTGCTGTTGGTTTTGTTGATTAGATTGTTTCGTTTGATATTTGTTAGGGCAGTTCCGTATAATGCGTAGCTTAGTGCATTAATAATTGTAGTTTTACCAGTTCCGTTACGTGATCCAGTGTCATCACCGCCTTGGTCCAGGTTCTCACCAAGCACAAGTGTCAGCTGTTCTTCATTGAAGTCAACTGCTTGGGTAACATTACCCACACTCATAAAGTTTTTTACTGTTAAATCTTTTATTCTAATCATGTAACCCGCTGTAAAT